CTTGATGGCGTTGGAGTAACCAAGCATGGATACCCATAAGACCCAATCCCAGTCTTCGATTTTTCTCTCTAACTTTATACACTTTGTCATAAGGTAAGTCGGCTCGTAGAGTACCGCAGACCAAGAACTTTGACCCCAACTCAACGACTTTGGTAAATTCCTCAAGAGAAGATATATTGCTGATATTGATCGAACCAAGATTACACACATCAGAATCATCTTCAGAGGTAACCTCAGTACAAGCATTACGAAGAGTTTCATTTTGTTTATCTCCAAAATTAAAGCTAAAGCCCGGCTCACCTGTCTTCATAGCTTGACGACAGTTCTCTACAAAGGTGTGTAGCTGAGCACGATCTGCATTATACAACCACTTGTCGTCATAGTTAACAGAGATATTAGTCATATCAAGCGGAGCCGCAGCATTAAAGTCTCTATTCTTTAGTGCCTTGATCTCGTCCGACCAGTTCTTTGCTTTTAGAAATTGTGGGATGTCTTCGTGTAGCCAGTTCAAGGAAGCGTAAATTGCACTGCGTCGTGACCCACCTTGCATGACGCCCCGGCCAACTTCGTTGATCATCTGCATCAAGGGGATCGGGCCGCTTGATAAGCCACCTGTACGACTTAAGGGCTTCCCTTCCGGACGGAGAATAGAGTAGTCGATACCAATGCCTCCACCAGTCATAAGACAACTGACGGCCCGTTGTGTTAGATCTGCCCATTCTTCCCTCGTATCATGTTCTGCTCGTAGCAAAAAGCAATTGTTAAAGTAACTATTCTTACGACCACTATACCATAGATAACGACCACCAGGTACAAACTTCATCTCCTTAATATACTGCACCAGTTGATCACGATCCTCTTGTGACATTAGTGCACGATCCTTGCCCCACCGTGTGCCACAGACATCTTCAACAAGGCGCTCTGCTAGGGCATCCCATGTATCTGTTGGGCCTTGTGCATACTTGTTTTTAAAGATGTTCTCTGCAAAACTATTCTTGAAACGATTCACTTGCATAGTCTAAGTATTCCTCATATTGACTGTCCCAATCAGCTTCCTGCCACTGATGTACCAGTTCTTCTTTTGTTTTACGATCTTGGTGTTGTTCTTTTCTCTCAGGATTGGTAGGGCTTTTCTTACCCGTCCAAGTCTTCAACATCTTCTTTTGCATAATAGTCTCGAACACGTTGTTGCTTGTCGTAAATTACGCTCTCCAATAGGTCTACAAGCTCGTCAGATGAGATGTCTAGAATCTCTAGTAGGGATACCTCATCCTCTTGCTTTAAACGCTCTGTAAGGTCATTAAATGTGTGTGTCATTTCTTTAGGTTAGTTACGATTCTTTGGCCGAATAAAAAGCCAAACGCAATGTTGGCTCCCTCTAAGGAGATTAGTTTTACAGCGACGTCCACCTCAGGAACAAAGCTGATACCCACACCACCTAGAATGACTCCAAATGCTGCTAGGTAACGTGCTGAGCCACGGAGATCAATAACCCACTGTGATGGTGTGCCTCCCGGATTGTCGAGTGCTGCAAGAGCACCCATACGTTTAATCTCCTGCTCATCTAGCTGGATCTGTTCTGCAACAGTGGTAGGTTTAACACCACCTGTTATAGCATTGATCCCCTGCTTGATGCCCTCAACACCAACTGGCACTAGTGCTGACAAGAGTGTTGTTAATAAAATACTCATACTTCCACCATCCAATTAAATAGTCCGGGACACTGCTCTGCTAGAATGTTGTTGATCCTAACAGCAACCTTGCGGATTTCGTGCTGTGCATGTTTGTCTGCACGCAGTTTTACGAAATCTAACCAAGCCTGCAAGTTACCAACCACGACTAGCTCTGTTTGCGTTCCTTCTGGTAACACGAATCGTGCGTCTTCTTTCTTAACACCTGCTGCAAGTAGATCTTGATAATGCCGATACGCTGTTTGATATAGACCAGAGATGTAAGTATCACTAGTTGTATTTGGATAGACAAACTGTGGAACATCCTCTTCACAATATCGCTGACTCCGTTGTAGAAAATCGAGATGCTTACTACGCACAAACTGATGACTACAGATACGACTAATCCCCTCTACATGGAAGGTCGCATGGGCAAAGCGCAGTGTTGCTAAGTGGCCTTTGTCTTTGCAGGCAACAGCACGTTTTGTATTAGACGCAACATCACGTTTTGAGTTATAACAGATGCCAGCACAATCTCCAATAAAGTTGAGCGCATCTGGTGTAATATGTTTAAGGGTGACATTCATTCTTTGCCTCCAGAGCTTTTGTTAGAAGATAGATAGTCTCCGTAGCATCTAACAAACTGTTATGTAGTTCAGCATTATTAGTCATACACTGTTTAAGCATAGAGTATAACTTACTGTTCTCGTGTGTAACAGAGAGTGGTCGTAACTCAGCGATTGTCGCCTGATCCTTGCAAGGTTCCATGTTCTTTCCGTTTAAGTAGTTTATTGATATTGATTTCCATGACGTTTTCTGGGCTATATCCAATAGCTTCACATAGTCGGACAAGATACCAGAAGACGTCGCCCAACTCATAGGCAAGATCACCTTGATTAAGTTTTCCATCACGAATTAGTTTCTTTATTTTTCCGGCGACTTCGCCTGCTTCTGAGGTAAGTCCAAGACTGAGGTAGAAGAGTTCAATGTCATTTCCTGTACCTGCTGACGGATATATTGCTGTTTGGTCCGTAAGTTTTGTATATTCGGAGATAAGCATTCTGTTCCTTTGTTTTGTTTGTCAAACTTACTGACTATCTGCCTGCACTGCATCCCCTGCTGGGATTCGATCTTCAGATCGGCGAGAGTGGATAGCGGGATACATAAGATGCTTATCAAGAGAATCCACTTTAAGTTCTTCGTGTGAGATAACAGCGTTGAGATAATCCCTTGCTTTGTAGAGGTCTTTGATTCCATCTTTTTCCTTCCAACGATAGACATACTTCATAATGTTGCCCTCAGCGAAGGGCACATTCTTTTCAATCAGTAGGTCCATTAATTTTGTATCTTGGTAGTGGTTAGGTGACTGCATACTTACCTTTCAAATAGTCTAAGCTAACAAACATCTCGTCAAAACAACCATTCTTAACTTCATGTAACATGATCAGACCTCTGAAGTGGTTGTTAGTTTGATGATCTAAATAGCCTTCGTTATGCTCATAACAAGAACCGGCGATAATACAAGTGATAGTAGAACCGTCAGGTCGTTTTCCATAAGCCACTTGCTTCCCCTGTTGGTGTCCAGCAATGCAAGACATATGGAGCCTTGACACCATAGCACTAGCAGTGGTAGCCGGTCTACCCATGACCCCGGTGGGGAAAAAATGACTATAAGCAATGCCATTGATAAAGACAGGCTTAAGGAAGTCATGAACCTCCCAATCCTTGTAAGGAAGATCTTCATACTTAATTAACCCTTCAAGTTTTGGGTCATTTTCAACCGCTCTGCTAATCCTCTGCTCATGGTTTCCAAGCGTAAGAACCAAGCGTGGTCGATAGAGCTTCTCTTTGTTCTTTTTCGCTTTAGCATTAAACTCACGGAGTGGGCCCAACAAACAGTCCATCGCTTGTCGTGCCGCTTCAATATCCTTAACATAGCGTTTTCCCTCAAAGGACTTCTTACCTACATCATAACTACTGAGACTTTCCATATCAACAAAATCGCCTAGATGCACAACCACCTCTGGTTTTTTCTCCACCATATACTGACCGATTCGTGTCAAGTAGGTGAAGTCCTCACCATACTTGCACTGTGTATCTGGAATTACCATGTGTTTCACAGGCTCTCCTTAATCCATGCTTGGATCACATCAATATCTTTAACACTGCACCAAGGGAACTGATACTTATCAGCCCATTTACCATGAGTCATCTTAGTGCCCCCACATAATTTGTTAGGGTTGTCAAAGACGAATCGCAGATCCATATCTGGATGTTGTTCCTTGAGCAGCACATACTTATGCCTTTCTTGATAGTCACTAAGATAACCTTTTGTCTCAAGTAGAATACCCCTAGGTAATGTCCAATCAACTGTGTACTTATGGTTACTCTCTGGAACCTTATAAGAAATTACAGTGACTTCATAATCATACTCTGCTTGGTTCTCTTTTAGAATCTCCTCAAAGCGGAGTTCCAGTTTACTACGCCGCTTCTTTTCCGACATTCATCAACCCCAAGGTAAACTCGCCAAGTGAATCTGCGCCACACCAGTCCCACTGTCGTGGATACCAGATGTCAGTATCCCGATCATAGTATGAGCCATTTATGTATCGACTTTCAAAGACTTCATAAATTCGGACATCATGATCACTTCTTGTTGACAGTCGTCGGGTAAAGCTAAGTTTTGTTGGTCGCCCCATACTTCTCCTTTGTTGCGCTGAATCCAAAGACAATTGGCATTCATCACAAAACGATGTGGATCATTATACATACTATAGACAACATCAAACATATCTTGTTCTTCGTCCAGATGCTCGATAATCTTCTCTGCTTTCTTTGGTCCAATACCGCGGATACCAAAGATATTATCAGCAGTATCACCAATCAACATCTGTTTATAGAAATGTCGGATACCATCCTGTTGCTTTGTTTCATAAATAATGTTCTTGATCCAGTTATAGTGCAAACCAGGAATCATATCTAGATCTTTGTCAAGAGAACAACAAATTGACGACTCAGTTTGAGCAATACCCAATAGATCATCAGCTTCACAGCCTTCACTAACAACCGCATTCCAATGCTCACAGAGCCATGCTCGGCAATCTTGTAACCAACGTGGCGGCTCCTTGTCTTTTCTGTTTGCCTTATAATCTACATTAATTTTCTTACGGAAGTTGTTACGACCAGTCAAGTAGGCACAATACTCTGTTGAATTTGACGCATCAATAATCTGTTGCATCAGATTGTCAACACGATATGTTGCAACCTCTAGGTCATCATTCTCGGCGCTAGCAGCACAGCGAAACGCCACTAGGTCAGCATCAATCAAAGCTATCATAGCTTCATATTCCTGTCGTAAACACCTTGTCCAGTCAGTTTAAATGCTGAGCTAGTTACTTGTTGGGTGACAGCACCAGAGCCGCACTTAGGGCATTCTTGTGTCTGACCGTCCTTAGTAAATTTCTCCCATTCATGTAAACATTCTTGACATTTGAAATCTCGTACTTTTAACATAAGTTCTCCAAAGATGTTAGACCTCTTGTTATAGCAATTGGTCTAACAGAGTAACCTCAGTGTTGCGCTTAAGTCTATAACCATCCAGAGGCGTCTAAGGTATTGTTAAACTCAGTAAGGAATATCTTCGTCGTCAATCTCTGGTAGTTTTTCTACAGCCTTAATAGCATCTAGACCAAAAACATATGTCTCATAGAAACTTGCTACCTCGACAACTTCTTCCTTGGTAGGATTCTTCTTGTCAGTCTTCAGTGTGTCGATTGCTGCTGAAATGCTGGATTGACGTACAATGTAAACTTGTTTTTTGGCCCGTTCTTCCGGGGTTTCAAAAGTTGATTTAGGAGCTGGAGTTGCAGCTTTTGATGCTGGAACATTACCTCCAGAGCTAGGCTGTTCAATTTGCACATCGCCAGAAGCAATCCCGATCCACTGCCAATATCCTGCATTGTCTTTCTCCCGCTGTAGTGTAAATACATCACCAGATTTAGAGTTCTGTAGTGTTGCAAAGACTTCCTTGGAACCAAAGGGCATAACCTTCTTGTTCTCTACCTTATCACCAAAGGATTGATTCTTGTATGTAACCTCAAGAAAATCGTAGGGCTTACCAGCCTTGGTGTTTGCAGTACCTTTTTCAACAGCAACTACCTTAATCTTCATTTGCTCAGCCATGTGTCGTTTCTCCTATGTAGACACTAATATTATACTTCACATTTTTACTTCTGTCAAGTCAAGCATGTTAGGCCCAACTGATACTTCTCCGAGCATAGGAATGTTCCAAGGAACACCATATGCTTGTTCTACTAACTTAGGTAGATCTTTGAAGACTTTATCAAAGATTACAGAAGTCTGTTCAACATACTGCGGGGCCACATCAGCTACAATCGAATCATGTACAGTTGAAATTAACTTCAACAATGGTATGCCAGCGCGCTGTAGGCGTTGATAGCAAGCAACCCTTGCTACTGCCATCACGTCGGCTCCACAGCCCTGATTAGGCCAGTTTGTGATGTCCGGCTCTGACCAGACCATATCCCCACGCCAATTCTGTTTGGGTGCATAGATATACTCTCGACCAAATGGACTAGTGATCTTTCCTGTTGTTGTTGCCTCCTTGATATACTGCATGTGAGTTGCTTCAATTCGACTATACTTTTTGTAGTAGCGATCAATAACTTCTTGCCAGAATGTCTGTGACTTACTGACAGAAGCAAAGTCTGGATCTTTACTATAAGCAAAAGCAGAGCCACGATAAATCCAACGGAACAGAAAGATCTTAGCTATCAAACGACTAGGTAGGTTGAACGCCACTTGATTTGCTTTATGAATATCATTCTTAGATGGATCATTGATAACACCATTCCATTCCTCAATCCCTGTGGGATCTTGTGAGAGAAACAAATAGGTGCACCACTCGAGGCTTTTTGCATCGACATTCACGAGCATGTTGTTAACCTAACCTTAGCTACAGCTTGTGCAGCCTCATGGATGTCATTATAATAATTTCTAAAAATTCGTTTGCCTTTATATGTAACGGAGGCTTCCCAACTTTTTGTTAGTTTATTCCAAGACACTCCAATAAAACCTGATTTGTTCCTAGTTGCCTTTCTAGCCCCATGTAAATTTACCACGTGCTCAACACAACGTAAGTTTGTAATTTCATTATTAGATGGATTACCATCTATATGATCAATCACTAGTTTAGAATCAATTGGACCATAAAACATCTCCCAAATTAAACGATGGGCATAATAGCGTTTATACCTAAACTGAATTTCCCTATAGCCAGTTTGCTTTGTCGTACCTGCTGGAGAATCCTTTTGGCATTTATTATGAATAGTCTCTGACCAAAACAAATGACCTTCCATGTAGTAAAGGTGCTTAAGAATATCTTGAGACACAAAATTCCTTTGCTTCTTTAGGTAAATTCTGACTATTGGGTTTTGTTGAACTTAACCGGCCAGTAGTAGCAACACATTGATTTAGATTACTGTGTAACATGTTTTTATTCCAGCCCATCTTCATGATAGTGTTTGGCAAACCCTCTAAGTAGGTTGACCTTAGTTTGAGCATCTTGCTTCGCTCTAACAACCAGTCAATTACTCGTTTGATGTCCTTAGTAGGCTTTAATGATAGCAGGGTGGGTTCATCTGTACTAAACACTCCTTCTTTCTTTAGTTGTGAATTCTTAAGTGGTTCAACTAATCGTGGAAACTTATACTCATTTGTAACAATCTTGCATCGTGGCTGTCCTGTTTTTGCTCCAGATTTATACACACCAATTGGAACCCGAACATCTTGTGAAATAGTGCCACCATACAAAATTGCAGAGATCTGATCCCCGCTACCAAAGTTAATTGGTGTGTTATCAAAGTAGGCATTGAGCTTACCCTCAACATGATCAACTTGCTTCTGTAGTTCTTGTGACCGACCTAAACTGCCAGCTTCATCATAGACAATACCATTAAACTCCATCTCCTGTAACACTAGTAGATCATTACAGTGTAAGCGGAAGAGGCGGAACTGATGTTCTTTGTCTGTCTGAAAACGTTCGACTTGTTTACAGAATACAGAGTAAGTGCCCTCAACGTCATAAGCACCATACTCTGACAGAATCTCAATAGGAATCTGATCTGTATCAATACCCTTTTCCCAATACTCAGTCTTGACAATATCTAACTTAGGTTGGAACCCGTAATTCAGTAAGGTTGTATTTAAGTCTGGATATTTCCAAGTCTGACTACTAAAGATAAACTCAGCTAACTGGCAGCACCAAACACACTGTGCCTTAAAGCCAAGTTCACGTTGAAGCCAAGCTAAATCAAACTTCAGGTTAAAACCAATAACAACAGAAGCAGCAGCAAGGATAGCCACTGACTCATGAAAGTTCTCCTTTGTTAGGATAATTGGTGGAGAGTCACCTTGTTTTAATTGAATCGTTACTAACCGATTGTTGTAGTTAAAACAGTTACCTTTAGCAGTGATCGTTGTTTCCACATCCACCACAACAGGATTCTTGAGCAGTCTCGCTAGAATCGTTTGAGAGAAACTCGAAGAGTTCGTAGTAGACAATCTCATCCTCCTTACCTAAGGTGAATACTGCTGTTTTAATTGACCATAGTAGATCCTCTACTGCGGTTTTCTCATCTTTTGCGACAACGGTGAAGTTTACTGGGATATCAAACTTTGGCATCTAAGGGCTCCAATATATAATTAACATAACGATCTTTATAGTCTGCTGTTGACACAATCTGTTTTAACAGAAGATCGTTAAACAGGGGTGAGTAGGACTTCATGTACATTGAGATAGTTCTAACAAGATCCCCACGTTCTTCTGCTGCTAACTCTGTATCACGAATTGCCTTGGCTAATAGAATTATTTCAACACGAGAGATACTCATATTAGATCCTCATATCGTGCTAGGTCAGGTAAGATCCGCACAGTCTGTCTCCCGTGGCGTAAACTCGGATCGGAATCTGTATCTCCTGTGAGTTTGTTTTTACATAGATGAAGGTGTCGCATATACTCCTCAGCGACGTCATGTGTTTTCCCGATTCCCATAATCCAGTCTGCCTCTGCTTGCTTAGCGGTTTTTGCATTGGCTACATTCTCCATAGTTAACCATCTTTTGCCTTCGCCACTTGCATCAGCCTGACATACTGCAATAACAGGACAATACTGTTTTGCAATTTCTCTAGCCCAGATATAAATTGCTCCAAGTCGTAGGTCTTCTCGATCATCTGTGAAGCCTTTAATTTTGTCAAGCTGGTCGAAGATAATAAGACTAGGTCGTAACTCTCTTGTAATTTGTTCCACTTGCTTACGGTGTATGGCAGCGCTGTCGTAAAGTTTAATTCCAGCTCCGCCCCGTTCCATATATCTGTCTTGGTTCCCTTTAATGTCACTGAATAACTCCGTTAAGTTACACCCGAGCATTGCTTGATACAAGCGCAACTGCACTTTGTTTCCCTGCTCCTCGTTGTTGAACCACAGGATTGGACCCATGTGTTCCGTAAGTTGACTTGCAAAATTGGTAACTTCGCTAACAAGGAAAGTAGTTTTGCCGGTTTCAGGTCTGGCAAAGAGAAAGCCAAAGTCTCCTCGTCGCAAAGATCCAAGCATTCTATTAAGAGCCGTAAGTCGCCAGCGCAAGCCCGGCTTCTTAACTCCGTCATCATACAATTCCTCCAAGTTGTTGGTCACAAACATGCCCTCAGTGCTATCAGAATCGCTCTTGGTTGCGTTTAAATTGTCTGCCAATACCAACAGGTCAGTATATTCCTTACGTCCCTCTGAGACCTCTAGCGCACTGATTGCTAACTGGTAGGCACGATGTCGTTGTAGCACATCCTGCATGATGTCTTCTAACACGAGGGAGTTAGTATCTACATTACGTAACTCTGTGAGTAATTCTGTCAGAACTGCTTTATCTCTATCCTGACAATTAGTTAAAACATATAAACTAAATTCAACATCAGTAACATCCTTTTCATATTTAGAATGTAGTTTTTCTATATAGTTATAAAGAATAGTTAGTTCTTTATGTTCTTTAATAATATCCTTTATGTTAATACTATATTTATTATATATAGTATTATTTAACATAAGTTTAATTAAGGGTATCATATTATTCATTCATTGTCAATAGCCTTATCTGATCTGTTGTGTAACATTTAGGGTCTAAGTCTGTAATGATTGAGTAGGACTGCATACCTAACAGGGAAGCATCTCTTGCAAACTTTGCAGATTCTTTCTGTTTATCCTTATCTAACCACACTATTAGTGTATCATAATAATGCTTTAAACGCAACATCCTTTGTACAGATATGTGTGAACCAAAGATAGGAGATACAGCAAAGTTACCTACTTTTGATACCTTGATGGCACTAATCAGATCCTCTGTTAAAATCACCATGTTGCTTGCTTTGTGACCGACCACATGTAAAACATTCTTAAGATCACCTTGGGAGAACCACTTGGCTTTACCCTTCTCTGTGCCAAGGTAGCGACCCTGCCAAGCAATCAGACCAGTAGAGTCAAAGACAGGGAAACATAACCTAGACCAAGACTCAGACCACAAGATGACATGTACCTTTGCATCATTCTCTGTTAGTTCATACTGTCTGAGGAAATCCCAAGCGACTTGTGGTAACTCTGAATGTACATCTGCTGGAAGTCCCAGTGCTCTTGCATCTCTTTGTGTATCTTTTTTAACTTTCTGTAATCCTGATGCTGATTCACTGAAACCACAGCTAAAACAATAACTAGAGCCGTCTGAATATATGGCAAGATTATTTCCATCACGATCTTTCCCAAATTTAGCACATTCTGGGCATCTTATATGCTTAACACAATGCGACATAATTATTTCCTAATCGTTGTGTAGGTGTGCCGACCGGCGTCCTGTATAGTAAAACTCATTATGAGTTAAATCACGCTCAGGGGAGCGCTCCGCTTGATCTGTTGCCACAATACAATAGGAGCATAACTCTGTATATTGTCCATGAATATCCTTCTTAATCATATCATCATCACTGAGAATACAATCACAACTTTTACAATGCCCACTCATTTCATTCCTTTCAGTGCTTCCACAATGCGCTCTTGATATGCCTTTGCAACTTGTCGGTATGGTGACGCTGTTCCAATTCTGAACATCACATCACCTTTGAAGTCAGCAAGCAAAGACTTCAGAGAATCACGTTCTTCGGTTAGGGTCTTGATCTGTTCTCCAGCTTGTTCAGCCATTGAACCAAATATGAAGTCATTCTCGTATATCTTTAGCCAGCCAAGAACATCGCCTTCATCTGGGTACTTGTCTGGGAAAACTTCGATTGCATCATCACGTAGTTCGTCCTTCATTCACTCGCTCCTTGCTGCTGCCATTGGTGGTTTAGGTAAAGGCATCCAGTGGGTAGGCTCTGTTCTTACGTAAGGCCATACCCAATCACCTTTCCCCTTATTGCACTGTGCGCCCCAATACCCGTCAGCTATTTTTCTGTCACCGGAAAGGAGAATGCTTTTTAGAGATTTAGGTGCTGTCTCAATCGGTTTCCATTCCGGTGCGCTCGGTGCTGGATTCTCAAACAAGGGTTTCCAGCCTTTATCAACTGTATAGAGGTGGGTTGGAACGCCTACACCATCGCACTGAATGTGGCCGTTAGAATGAACCCAAGCAACTGGCTTCTGCTCCCGCAGCTTCTGCATGACTGCTTGCTCTTGTGTTTTGAGTCGATAAATAAGCTCAAGCACGACAGTCGATGACCAATTTAAGTTCGGATCGGCCATGATGTTCTTCTTAAGTTCCTCAATGTTAATCATTAAGCGGCCCATCCTTTCATCATGTAAGCTGCGTGCTGAAGTTCAGCAACATCATTTCTCTGCATCAATACAATCTTGGTTTCGCTCGTTACCTTGGCTCTGATAGCGTAGTCACGAAGATATTCACGGACATCGCTGCCATCAACACAGACGAGTTCCCCATCGATAAGCCTGAGTTTGTTTGGTAGGTCAGTTAAGCTCATTTCGTAACCCCTTCCGGCAAGCGATAAGTTTTCCTACCGCATACATTGTCAATTCCCATTACCGTACTTGGCTCAAGCTCATTCAACTCGTCAATCACCAGCTTGATGTCTGCTTGTGTGGTCATGCCAAACTCCTTAGTTTCTCTTTGATTAGGTCAAGCCTTTGCCAACTTGCTCTAGGTAGGCTAGGACTATCACCCTCGAAATACCGCAACTGTGCCGCGATATCGTCAACGATATTTGCAATAGCGTAGTAACCCTTCTGCTCTAATCTATTCTTGTGTGCTTCGTGTGCGGATGAAACCTGCTCATCGTGCCATGCTGCTTGTCCTGAACTCATTTAAGTTTCTCCGGCTTCTTGAATAGCGGGATATGAAATCCCGCGTCGGAATCTTTTTGAACTAACGTCCAGCATGAAATAGTTGATAGCAACTTATCAAAGCTATCTGAATTCATATAAGCAACAGGTTCGCCCAACTTCTTATCAAGCCACTCCTGCAATACTTTGGTTGAGTCGGTTGGAATGGATAGTGCGTTACGCAAAATATCTCTCGTAAGAATTTGCTCAAAGATATTAAATTCGTTATTCAGTAAATCTTTTGCTGATCTACAAGCATCACGAAGTTTCTCAATCACTGCCGCTTGCTTAATCTTTTCGATGTCGATCATGTTTTTAGCTCCTGAAAACGTTTACCAACTAAGCCAGACCCCCAACGAATGCAGGCAACAAAACCTGAGCGATTATGCACAGTGTGGATATCAGCATCAACTTGTGATTGTCCGTGCACTTTTGGTAAGTTTTGAGTTAGTTTCTTAATGTTGGATATAAAATATGGTAACTTTCCAGCAATGTCATCCATATAAGTAGATTCTAATGTCCGCTGCTCTTTTTGTGTGCCATCCCACTTCTTAACTATAACTTTTGTTTCTTGAACAGCCTCAATAAACGGTTTAGTTGTATCAAGATTATAGCCAAAGCATTTTAAACAATATGTATATAAGCTGACTGCTGCTACAGACTGTTTCCAGAACTTAGGTGCTTCCAGTAAGATTGTTGTATCATCAAGAACTGTAACTTTACCAAAAGAAACACCACAACAGGGTTCTAGGGATGTACAACCAAAGTTCTCAAAGTTCTTGCTGAAGGTGTGACGATGACCGACCGTTGGGAATTTAATAACCAACAGGAGTTTATTCTTATACATCTTTTGTTTTTGTGGATTCCAAGAGAAACCATAGATAGATTTGGTCTTGTTGTCCTCAACAGCAGAGAGAGCATCACCAAGGAAATCGCGGCACTTGACAAAAGGCATTGAGTTAGAATAAACACCAGTTGACTTACGATAAGCAAAAGCAAACTGCATATCAAGAGTCTGGTTGATTTCAGCAAGATGCTGTTTAAACTTACGTTCTACAAATTTCATTTGATGTCCTTCAAAATAGCTTGTACATAGTTGGTAAGGGTTGTGCCAACAAGTCCGGGTGCAGTGTTGATTTCCAAGACATAGCATTTATTCTCAAGTTGGTTCCAGATAAGATCAACAGCACCAAACTTAAGACTAACAGCCAACATAGCACGTTGGGCTTGTTCACGTAGATCCTGTGGCTCTGTGACATCCTCACGAGCATACACCCAACCATTCTTGTGGTTACGAATCTTTGTGTCTATGAACTCAGCATCGCGGCGTTTCTTTTTCTGTGTAACATCAATAACTTCACTGTTAAAGATGTGAACACGATACTCATGCTTCTTCTTCTTGTACTGGACGTAGAGTGGGGCATAGGTAACTACGTGAGTGTTATCACCACCAAGTAACTTGATACCAGCACCACTGTGTCCATTCAAGATAGTTCGTGCTACTACGACTTTATCCTCAGTGTCAATCCAACTACAAACAACCTTGGGATCAGTAGTCCATTCTGGAATATTTACATGTTTTGCTGGACTTAACTTATTATGAGCTTCAACAGATTCAAAGAAATCTAATTTGTTGACAACTCGTTGGTGACCGACCTTGTTATCATGTGTGATGAAATCCCACTGCTTACTACAACCCCAATTAAGGATGTAGTCTGTGTAACGTGGCTGATAATACAGCGAGGATTTTCGCACACGTAATACAGGAATCTTTAGAACTGCTCGAAGCTGCTCTCCAAGTAAGCGTACTGATCCAGATCCAGGTTTATATCCAATGATGACAACTCGTTTTGTGTACATGTCTCTTGTTCCTCTAAAAGTGCAGACAGTTTTGGGTGCATACCCACACAGGTTGGGCAAAGCATACGCTTAATCTCACCCCCCTTAACTCGTGCCCAGAATAGTGTGTCATCATCCTCAGGCTCGATGATTGTACCACAGTCATGGCAGCAGTGTCCGGCATTGGCGATTTGCTGTAGTGTAACAATCTGATGGTTACAGGTAGTATATTCCTTGATAACTTTTACGTTAGTTAGGAAGACTCGCATGTTGTTACGTGGCTTACTGTAGCCGATATACTCACCAGTCAGAAGCTCACTGTTGTCTAATAAATCCTCAATCTCTTCCTTAGTTAGATTTGCAATACTGTGTGAGGCTTGTACCAAGACATGATAGGCATCAGTAGTGCGTCCATGAAAAGTTACTGTAGTACCAACAAGAGAGTTGGATAGATGTTCAAAGGTTACAACTTGTCCTTGTTTGTAGTTAATTGAGCCAGCCAAGGTTTGCGATGAACTGCTTCCAACTTCCACCAGTGTTTTGTTTGCTGTCATCAATGGTGGTAGAACTATGGGTGATGGCAGCACTGCTTTTTTTACTGGCATGTTTTCAAGAGCAAGGCCAACCTCAAGGTCGTCAATGTCCCAAGAATACAAGGACTCAACAGCAAAGAACTTTGGAGCCTCGCCAGGGCTACCATAGACTCGTTTGTGAAGCCATGTGAGCATTTCAGGTTCTGATGCAATAATGTCAACATCCTTTGTTTGCATGATCCACAGAGGACGCTGACTGTTACGACCAACCATCAATTTCTTAGCTTTTGCATCGTACCAAATCAGAGCAAATGCACCATTGATTTTTGGCAGTGTTTCTTTGTAACCATCACGAGCAATTGCTGTGGCGATTGCATGACTATCTACAGTGGTATCTGCAAGTTCCTTGTGAGAATTCAAAGTACCATTATGGACAAGGCAGATGTGGTCCTCAATGAATGGGTGTGCATTCTGATCAGTAGTAGCCCCACGAGTAGATGCTCGATTGTGACCGACCACAATACGATACTCGCTAAAGACCTTTGAAGAGAAGTCTTTATAGCCCTTAGTTCGTATAAAGTCAGCAGATGGTTTTGCTGATTTGATCATCTGCAAGTTACCATATTTGTTGATGCCAAAGACACCCGTGCTGTCCTCACCACGTAGTGCATTGGCGTATAAGAGTTGATCAAACATCTGTTGATCTTTGAATTGAAAACCGTATTTGGTTTTCGCTATCATAGCAACAAGGCCGCACATTAGATTAACTCCTCTTCGTCTGGTGCATCTTCGTCATCGTTATCAAACTCTGGATGATCCCAGTCCATATCAAGATTAATGGGTTTATTTAGAAAGAAGTTAGTCGCTGCGAATAACTTTTCACCAGTAAGATACTCTTTCAAGGTCTGTACTTTGGGTGCTACTTCAGGAGTAGAAATTAGTTTAGACAAACGCGATTCTTTTGAAAAACAAGTCATTAAATTTCCAATATCACCCCACTCCCAGATTTTTGTGTGGGTAACACAATCCTCAAAGTCATATTTCATCATCTTTTTTGTATCTGCAAACTCACCAAAAACCTCTTGGTATAGTGCAACATACTCACTGGTGGTATTCATATGCTTTACTCGTTCAAGCAATTCCTCGAACTTGTACCCAACAGCAGCAGCACGGCGGAGCTTAAAGATATTGTTGATCCAGTTGATGATGACCGACCTATCTCCTGTACCATATAGATGGCGGAACTCAATTGTACCATACTTAGATACATCATTGTTACCAGTGATACACCCAAGGTTCAGAGCACTATACTTTGACCAGTGGTATGGTGCATTTTCCAGTGCTGAGATCTTACCGATCTGTTGTGTCTTGTATAATGGGACACAGAAAATACTAGACTCACGTTTAGTACCAGCAATGTGGAAGAAGTGCCTCTCAAAGATTGAATAGAGAAGCACAAAGGTTTTGACTTGACTCCATGTAAAATCACGCACATTCATATGAACATGGATAGATGTGCGGGGAGAATAGTCTGGTTTGTTTGTAGGATTGTAACACATTGCATCATGCAAATGAATCAGTGCATGTTCAATCTGATGGCCTCGCAATGGGATACTGGTATATTCCCAACCATGATTGCGTAAGGAATGATCTTCCTTTGCTGTCCAGTAGTATTCAAAGTGCATTGGTGGGTAGCGCAAGCCCTCAACCTCAACCTCAATTCCAACAAGAGCATTGGAATCACAAATGGTTGAGGGTGATTCGATTGGGTGGGTATCCTCATATTGTTTGTGTGCTGCCTTACGTACATTAAGAGCAGGATACCCCTCAAGATTGCTCAGTGTAATTTCTTTCATTAACTTACCTCATAATTTGCAAATAGAAGTCTTTGGGAGTCCAGAATTTCTTGTGTAAATACTGGGTTGATGATACGGATTTGATTTGCTGTGATAGCAGCCACAAGACAGCGTTGGTAAAACAACAAACACTCGTCTGTGTCCAGTGTTGGATTAACCATAACAGAGAAGGTACGATTGCATGCATAGCTGCCATACTGCTGTGCTTTTGCAATGGCAACATCCACTGTACACTCAGCTTGTTTATTGTCATCAAGCACATCGTGGATAACATGATCAAAGGAATTAACCTGTATCATACCAACAAGGGTATTCATTAGATTAACAACAACAGTGTTACCTTTTGTTAGACCACGTTTCCACTGTCGAGCAGGGATAGGTGATACATGGACAACACCACGATGGGTATTGTAACAACCAGACTCAACACGAGGTACAAAAACATCATACTCTGTGTTCACTGATAGACTAATGATGTTGTTTGAACTATCGCGGAATTTGTGGAAGTTATCTTCAAGACCACGATAGTGGGCATAATATTTCTTACCCTTAGCTTCGATACATAGGATAGTGTCTTTGTACCGCTTGCCCATCTCCTGTGCAACACCGACTTCGTCAAACAAGTCCGTAAGTTTTTGCCAGAGTTTCATAATCATCCTTGTTTGATGTGTTGATGCAACGTTGGATTGTGTAGTGATCTTCTGGGCGAATGACCGACCCGCTTTGTACAAACTCTAATGCACGCTGAGTACCTTGATAAGCCCATGTAATAAGAGCATCGTCAAAGATCCAGAAGTTAGACAGAGTGCGATACTCCACACCATAAGGTTTTGGTCTATAACATCCCGCTTTTCCGTAGAGTTCTCGACGCAGAGTACCCTTATCAAGAGCAACAGAAGACACGCCGAGAAATAAATCCATAGCGCGTATGACATCAAGAGGGTGCTGCTTAGCAACAGAACTTCCCACATGGATATGACCTCCAGCAGAGCGTAGATTTACATCATCTGCATATGGCTTATCATTAACACACTTGCGCCATGCATCAAAGTCAGGTTCACAACCAAACTCCTGTGCTTGTGGTGTGTTTAGCTCCTCTTTTGGGAAGCTAACAGCACTTGCAGTATCCAGATCATAGCCGGGTAAAATTCCCCGGATATGCGAAAGAACCTTGTGAATACTAGACCGGAAGGCATCACAAGACTCGGCTGGTTTGGTGTTAAATTCAACTGCGACGTTGTCCTCAAGAATCGCATGACCTTCATTGTCGATTGGTTTTGGAAAGTCTTTCGTTCCACCAATCATACCAACAGCAGATTTATAGGAGCCATATTGTTTATGGCGGATAAAAACTTCAGGATCACAACCAATTAAAAAGTCCATGTTAATACCCTTTGTACTTGCAATCTTTAATGATCTTGACAAACACGTAAGAGTTCTTATACTCATTACGATTTGACACACTCTTAGAAATACAACGCCATTGTGCTCTGCGGAATTCCTTGGCAATCTTTTCTGCATGAGGAGGTGAAGTAACAACAGTTGCAAAGATCTTACTAAAACCACACTCACTTGCAACTTGAGCAGCTAATTTCAAACTGTCAAAGTCAGCATTGTTTGCATTGGTTAGAACCAATGCACCGCAATCAGATGGGAAGTTGTGCAAGACAACACGACCGCAGAGAAGTTTATGTACCTTGGGTAGAAACTCAAGTTGAGGAAATTTCTGTTTCAGTTGATTGTCAGACAGACCCCATTGCAGTGTGCTCATAGCACATACTCCTGTATTTTACGAATGCAATAATCAAGAAATTCCTGTGGGCAATTATCCCACTCAGGGTGTGGTTGAATGCCTAGAGCATTGATGGTTGGAAACCAAACAACCTCATTAGTACGTTGATGCTCTACAACCATGTTGAACTGATCCAAACCGGTTGTATATCCTGCGGTTGCAAGAACCTTAGCACTATCTGGTGGTAACATCATCTGATGGTGGGATGAGTTACAATATGATTTGTAATCACCCTCGTCGTGCAATGTGACAGCATGTGACCGACCGTGTCCGTCAATGTGCTGTGCTAGGGAACCACCGGCCAGCGCACAAATAAGTTGAGCACCACGACAAATACCGATAATGGGTATAGAATTTTCAATGGCATGGTTAACAAGGGCGATTTCCCGATTGTCGCGTTGTGATTTGTGGTGTGAGTAGACAAAGCGATTCGGTTTTTCACCATAAATCTCTGTGCCAATATCTTCACCACCCCAGAGGATTAGGACACCATCAGTCTTGAGATCGTCAGGTTTTTCGCAGTGAATAACCTTATCAAACAAACCAAATGGGTCTTTCATGTCATCCCATGATGCAGAATATAGAATCATTCTGGTAGAACCTCACCTTTGTCGTTATAAACATAGGATTTCATGTCGAATGTCATCTCAACCACAGTTTTCTTTCTGAGTTGATAGACATAAACAATAGATCCCGGAAATTTTGCAGCAAGTTGTTTTGTTCGCTGTTCAACTTGTTGCATCGTTGTTGCCCGAAAGATTGTATCACCACCTGTTATGGTGTACTCCTCAGGACTAACACAAATAAGGTACATATCAAACCCCCAATTCTTTCTTTACAAAGTTGAAATCCTGCCCGGACATTTGGGTGCCCTTGCGAAACTTGAGGAAACCACGAACAACAAGGAAACGTGTCCAATGTTGTGGGGCAAAGCCTTGCTCACCGTGGAAAACATCAACAACATGATTTGCTTTTTTAATTACGATACGATTGGACATTAGATACGCTCCAGTGCAGGGTTGTTAATTAATTCGGCGACAGTATAATGAAATGTGGAATGAGTCAAAGCATCAATGGGATGTGTGCGCCTTGCCTTGAGAATCGCAGGGAATCCATCAACATCCTCACAGAGTAGTGGATTTGTCTCATAAGAAACAACTTCAATCTCTGAATTACCATTGACATACCGAAAACGACTACCGATTTTGATATTGCATATGGCGGCACGTGACCGCTCGGCAGCGACGTCGGCTGATGTAAAAAGTGTACGTCCCCATGTGCCATAATTAACTACAGGCTGACCAGTTGCTGAGTAAGCAACAGTAGGTGTGTGTTTATATGGGATTGATTCCTCGTACAACTTAATCTCTTGTTGTATCATGTGTGCTCTACTTTCTTAATTCCAAACATCTGGATTGCTCGGGCACAGATTTCACAGGGTTGTGCATAGGCTGGTAAACCTTTGGAATCATATCTTTCGATTGTGATTCGGTAGATTTCTCGACCTCTTGCTTTAAGTATTGCTGCGATTTCTGCATGAAGGTATATCTTATGTGGTGAATGACCGACCTCCTTAGATAAATAGGCCATTAAAGGATGCGTTTTGGTGTAACTATTAAACGCGGCGGAGAGCAAGATGCCTTTTTTGTTATAGCATTTTGCCAAGATGAATTGCTTTTTTGATGACATGGCTCAAAGCCATGATTCAATCAACCTTGGTAGAACCAAGAGAACAAACAAAAAAGCCAACAATACAAATGAATCGTATACTCGTGACATAACATACCTCTCAAACTTACAGGAAGGGGTCTAGAATCAATTTATTTTCCATAGGGTATATACACCCATACCCTACAGAAAATAAACTAACAGCGGCCCGCTAAATAGTCGGCAACAGGAATTGAACGGACTGGGCCTGACATCTGATCAGGGCGCAATTGTGACCGACCATGTTTGTACCCTGTGACTTTTGCATCTGGGTATGTCTTGACAAAATCCTTTGCCTCGTCTTTATCCATAACCATTGACACACCGAACATGGACACGCGGCGCAGGGTAATCTTTGGGACAATCATCATAGCATCAAGCTCCATAAATATTGAGAATCGCTGTGGTATTACAGCCAGAATTTTCCCAGAAGTA